GTATACTACCGTATGTTCAAAATTATTATTGGGCTGTTGGTTATACAGAGAATGATACCAGTTCTTAGGAAATAATATGGCTAATATAACACTTAGAGAAACAAAAGGTTCCCCGCTAACATTTGGGGAAATGGATGGAAATTTAACAAATTTAAATGATGATAAGCAAGAGTTAATCAATAATTTGGAAGCAGATACTACTATGGCTCAATCTGCTGATTACATTGCTTATTGGGATGCAGGAGCAGGTGCAGGTAGAAAAATTTTAGCTATCGACACTCCATTTTTCTTTAGGACTATAATAATCAAAGCGCTCCCAGATGCCAACGATACTTATGTTGGCGATGGAATAACATCCGTTACTATTCCGTCTACTTTTGATACGTTGAGACTTAATGACATAGGAGCGCATGTTTACACTGCAGGGACCGGAGCCACAACTGATATTCAGCTTCATAATGTAACAACTGGACTTGATGTATTAAGTACAAAATTAACAATAGATGCCGGGGAAGTCGATTCGTCTACAGCGGCGACTCCAGCAGTTATTAATACAAGTGGTAATACCAACAAGGTATATACTGCTACAGTTTTAAGAATTGATATAGATCAAATAGCCAGTTCTGATCAAGCTAAAGGACTAGAAATAAGGATGGAATTTCGTGGATCAACTAGTTAGCGCGTTTCAAACTCATCCCCCATCTGTGGCTGTTAAAAATCTGTCTCCGGTGCCTGAAATTGTTTGCGGTGTCAACGAAGATAAAGAAAAAATAAGAGACAACATAAAAAAAAATATAAAGAGGGGGCTTCCTCAAGTGAGGCCATATCTAACCCAAGAGGGGAAGTCAGTGGGACTTGCGTTAGGTGGTCCTACCTTAAAGAAAACTTTTCCTGATCTTTTAGAGAAAAGAAAAGACGGACTTCCGGTGGTTACAGTTAACGGTTCTCACAAGTATTGCATGGATCGTGGTTTGGTTCCATCAGCAATGGTTATGTTAGATAGTCGAGAGTTTAATAATAGATTTGTTCATCCCATAGCAGAGGGTTGTAAATATTTTATTTCTTCCCAATGTCATCCTTCGGTATTTGAGAATTTAAAGGATTGTGAAGTATTGATATGGCATTGCGCTGGGGACGATAACTTTGATTTATTAAAAGAGGAGTACGGGGAAGACTATTTCCCAATAATGGGTGGCGCTACTATAGCATTAAGGGCTGTCCACATGTTAAGAATGCTTGGGTTTCCTAAGTTTGAGATGTACGGTTTTGACAGTTGTATTATGGAAGAACATCACGCTTATGAACAGCCCGAAAATGATGGTGAAGATGTACTGGAGGTTGTTGTAGCTGGAAAAGAATTTACATGCACTGCAGCGCATTACCATCAAGCAAAAGAGTTCGTGGATATGATTTCTAAAACAGGCGAACATTATGATCTGGCTGTTCATGGGGATGGTCTGATTTCACATATAATTAAAAATCCAGATTCATTAAGGACAAAAGTTGAGGAGGTAAACTAATGGCTGCTACTGCTTGGAGTTTTTACAATTCCTTTAGGGAATATATAGGCAACGGTCAGTTTGATTTAGATGGTACAAGTACAGGGTTTTTTATGGCATTGCATACAAGCGCAGCTAGTGCAAATGTAAATACCAAAACCTTGTCTACACAGGCATCCCTTGCAAATGAAGTTGCCAGTGGTAACGGTTATACCACAGGTGGCGGTTCTGTTACGGCTAGAACATGGGCGTCTGTTGCAACTGATAAGTATCGTTTTGATTCTACTGCTGTTGTATGGACTGCTACTGGTGGGACAATTGCGAATATTAAATACGCAGTTATCTACCAAGAGACTAGTGGTAAACTGGTGTGTTTTTCAAAGTTAACTACATCTCAGTTTACTTTGGCACAAGACAACACGCTTACTGTCACTCCGAGTGCCAGTGGTATATTCGAACTAGCATAGGGGGTGCATCATGGGCGTAGAAACGGCTACATATATTAGCGAACTTAGTGCTACTAATCCTCTAGGTACAGACCCTATCTCACAAGGCGACGACCAGATTCGTCTCGTCAAGTCAGTTTTGCAGAGCCAATTTACCAGTCTAGGTGCAGCGGCTGTTACAACGACTGCGGCTGAACTTAATCTAATTGATGGATATACTGGAACAACCGCTGAGTTGAATTATAATGATATTACCACTCTTGGTACTTCAGAAAATTCAAAGACTCTTACTCAATCTGCGGCTGGTGTGGTTACTATAGGGGGAGCAGCGGGAGACCAAGTTTTAAATATTGCGTCTCACGATCTTGTAGATGGCGGTTTAAAGTTAGCAGGTACTTTAGTTACTGCATCAGCGGCTGAAATAAATAAACTAGATGGATTAAGTGCAAGTACAACTGAGTTAGATTATACAGATGTTGCATCTTTAGGAACTGTTGAGGTATCAAAAGCAGTTACAGCAAGTGCGGCTGGACTTGTAAATCATGCAGATTATCAGGTTTCAAGACCATACTTTCTAGATATTGCAGAGACTGTAAATGCCATTGGATCAATTGGAGGCGGTACTCAGGACATTGATCTTACTGCTGGAAATGTTGTTACTGGTACTGTTGACACAAGTACAACTACTTTTACTTTTAGTAATCCATCGGCAACTGGAAGAAGTTGTTCTTTCTTGCTTATCTTAACCAATGGAGGATCACAAACAGTTAACTGGCCCGGATCAGTTGATTGGCCAGCGGCTACTGCTCCTGAATTAACCTCTAGTGGAGTTGACGTAATCGTCTTTACAACACTGGATGCAGGAACCATCTGGTACGGATTTTCTGCTGGACTGGCGATGGCTTAGGAGAATTATTATGACTATAGGAGGAAGCAAAATTGGCTTTTTCGGAGCAGGTGCTGGTGATTTAAATTATTGGGGCGATGGTTCTGATGGTGCTTTTACCAGTGATGGTTCTGATACTCAAACTGTCCAAAATAAAAATGGTTCATTTGATGGAGACATACTAGTTAGAAATTATACCAGTATGAATGTTCAATCAGGACATACCTATACGGTAGATCAACCTTGTAGAGGTATGTTAATATATGTTGATGGTGACTGCACTATAGCAGGAACCTTAACAATGAGTAGTAAGGGTGGTTTTGCAGATGCAGAGAGTGCTGGTGGTTCAGATAGTGCGGCGGCTAACTCTAATGGGCTTCAACTTGGTTTTATAAAAGACGGATCAACCGAATCCTTAGCCGCTCCTACATTCGCTGGTGGTGGTAATGCCGCTGTATCGGCTGTCGCTAATCATCCAGCAGTATCTAGTGATGGAATTAATCTTCGGATAAAGTTAACTGGTGGCGCACTCGGTCCCGGTGGAGATGCAAACCATAGTTGGATGGGTCGAGGCGGAGGCAACGGCGACACAGGCGGTGTCACAATTTCTACGGGAGGTGGTCAAGGTGGCGACCGAACCGGAGGCGGTTGCGGTGGCGGCGGAGGCACAGGCGGAAAAGGGCAATGTTTTTCTGGTGGCCCCGGAGGTGGATCAGGCCAAGGAGACCCCGGAGGAAATGCGGCTAATAATCATGGTGGTGGTGCTGGTGGAAATGCTGGCCCAGAAGCCCCCGGAGGTGGAGGCGCTGGAAATCCGACTGGATCAATGAACAACGCCACCAATCAGGGTGAAGGTGTTGGTGGTATAATATATCTTGTCGTGAAAGGTGACTTAACTGTGTCTGGAACTATTTCTTCTAATGGCGTTAGAGGGGGTAGTCCAAATTCAGGTGGCTCAGGAGGAGGAGGTTCTGGCGCTGGCGCTATATTTTATGTTTATGCTGGAACCCTATCTAATACTGGAACTATTGAAGCAAATGGTGGAACGCCCGGAAGATCAGATAATAGTCGAGGTGGTGGAGGAGAAGGAGGAATCTACGGCGTTCAGGTTGACGAGTAATACTTCCCTTTTTGGATTCCCCTATTGCGTTAAAGATGTAGACGCAAACAAGATTGATATACAGTATACTCCAAATAGAATTTGGCTTTCTGATACGCTAAGTTCATATAGAGGCGTTACAAATACGAATCAATCCAGTATTTCTTATTTGATGGAAGAGTTGAAGAAGTTTACAAATAGTGTTGTTACATGTGAGCATGACTTGAAGTTAATTAGTTTTTGGGCTAATGAATATTACAAGAAGGATTTTCAAGAACCACATTTGCATGGAAACTCTGACTTCTCTTTTGTTATATTCAAGAAGATAGGTAG